GGTGCTGAGTCTAGCGCAGCAGAGATTGCTTCTACTGAGGCGTACATGGCCGCTAAGACAGGAGTCACCCTATGAATCAGTATGCAACCATAATCGTAACAGACGCTAACAAAACTGCTGCACAAGAGTTACTAGGTGAAACTTTCTTTGATATTCCTTTAAAGAAAACACTAAGCAAGTACTGGGTTAGCTCAGGCTACTTCCTAGTTGAAGAGTATGATGCAATAGTAGACAGCGGTTTAGCTTTTAACATTAATACTGAAGACAGTTATTTTGATTGTTTATCAGAACTTAACATGACTAGAATTATCAAGGACGAGGACTAACCCATGGTAGAGGAGACTAAAGAAGCATTGGACGTTGTAGCTGTTTCAACAGGTATACTTTCATTAGCGGCATGGCTACCGCCTATCGCGTCGATATTTACAATCATCTGGATGGGCTTGCGTATATGGGAGTCCAACACAGTTATGGAACTCAGGGGTAGAAAGTAATGTCAATTCTCATGTCGTTAATACAACCAGTAACAAAGCTGTTAGACAAGGTAATCCCCGATGCCGATGCAAAGCAACGTATAGCGCATGAGATTGCCGTTTTAGCAGAGAAACAAGCACACGAACTAGCTAAGTCACAAATAGAGGTAAACAAAGCTGAGGCAGCACATAAGAACTTATTTGTCGCAGGTTGGCGTCCGGCTGTTGGTTGGACTTGCTGTCTTGCAATGGCGAGTAACTTCTTGGTTATACCGATGGCAAACTTTGCGTTGGCTCTTGCCAGTTCTACAATCGTCATTCCCCTTATAGACCTGTCTACTATGTTACCTGTACTTATGGGTATGCTTGGTTTAGGTGCAATGCGTACTGTTGAAAAGACTAAAGGAGTTAAGTAATGAGTAGAGGAACGGGCGCACAGCAGATGACCTACGGTGGTGGAGGTGGTTACTATAGTCCATACAGTAACCCAGCCGGACAGACTTATCAACCTGAGAATAGAGGTAATCACAACTTTTCTGTATATGACACACCAGATACTGATTTTGGAGACGGCGGATTATTTGGTCAAAGTGGCACTGCTAACGACCAGTCACGTACAGACCAAGCAGCAATTACTAAAGAAAATCTTCCAAACTATAACAATCCCGCAGAGTCAGCTACGGATGCTTATCAAAGTCAGTTTGGCACAATGCCGCCTAATGAACCTTTGACTTTCGGCAGTATGATGGGCAATATCAAAGATTACGCATTATCAGCGTTTAGGTCAGCGCCTATCGTCAGGATTGCAGGTTCTGTGTATGACGGTTCTTTATTTAACGACACAGGTCAGTGGCTAGGAGATTTTGCGGATAGTCCTTGGAATCCTATGAACTGGGAATCAGGAGACCCTGCGCAAGGTTGGACAGTCGAGTTACCTGACGGCACTGTTATGATGCAGGGAGACACAGCCCAGTCTGGTATGCTAGGTTACGGAGGAGGTGTGCCGGGGTCGGGGACTCTTTCAGGAGGCGCAGAGGTAGGAGACACTTTAACAACAGCCGGCGGCGGTACTGTAATTTTAAGTGACAGGGAGTATAAAAGACCCGGAGACCCTGGATATATTCAGTACGGAAACGCTCCTATACTCCCAGAGGATATGGACATTCCTGACGGTCATATCTATAATTATAGAACAAATGAACTTCAAGATTTACGCGGAAACCCTTATTATTATAGAGTGATAGACTCTAACAACGCTTACAAAGAAAATGTGTTGCCTCTTTTAAGGACGGACGAAGAATGGCTTGCTATGTCCGAAGCTGAAAGACAAGAAAACTTTGAAGCAAGGTCTGCAGCCTTAGACCCTTATAATTTTGGAAGTGAAAGTACGACATCACCTTTTGGGCAAACCAGTGTTTATAATAATTTGCTTCCTGTAGGGTCTGAGGACAGAACCGAAGTTTTACGTCAGGCATATCTTAACGGAGAAATTACTAGCACAGAGCTTAGCCGTTATCTGGATGATGCTACAAGGGCGCAAGGAGCTAAAACTGAAGAACAGATAGCTGTTGACGAGGGGATGGATTTTCTTGTAGACCAAGGAGGATATACTGAAGAGGAAGCAGAAACACTTTTTGGAAATAACTTTACTCGTGATGAATTTTCAAGCGAAGGTGTTAGGTCACAAGAAGACTTCTTTAACTTTTTTGATGATAGTCTTACAGAGCTAACAGATGTAGACATTGATTTAGAAAGTACAATGTATCGGGCTTACGATGATAAACGCGAGCAAGATTATGCTAACGCTTTTAATTATTTAGATAGCTTGCAAGGCTCTGATGATTTTATTGGTGCTTACCAAGGCACGGACATTACTAAAAGAAACGCCTATATTGTAGACCTTTATGAAAGGGATTTGATTGATGAGCGGCAGTATACCGAAGCTGTGGTTGCTAACCTTGTTGAAGCAGGTGAGTTTGTTTTTCAATTAGAAGACGGAACGTATGCAACAGGCACTGAAAATGGTATTTACGACGATTACAAAGTTATTGTGCCTCCCGGTTCTGCTGATGAAAATGAACAACAATACTACGACTACTTAAAAAATCGTACTTTTGACGACATTGAAGAAGTTGAGGGTTTTACTGCTGAAGAAAACGAAAGACGTGCTGAAATAGCTAGATTAGATAATCTTGGTGGTGTTGCTTTTGACGATAGAAAGGCAGAAAGACGACCTCGTAAGAAATGGTATGACGCCATTTTACAGCCTCTTAAAATAGTAGCCCTTGATTTTCTTACGGCGGGTGCCTATACCGCTATCCCTGCGTTAGTTAATATTGCAAAAGGAGAGGGAAATACTGAAGACTACGTAAGAGTTGCTCCCGGTCTACTAGAAGCAACGGGCGTGACTACACCTCCTGTAAGTGCAGAGGAAGCCGCTGTAATTCAGGATAATGCCACAAACAACGCTTTGGATAGAGGTTACAGCCCTTCAGACGCAGCGCAGTATGGTTACGATGCCGGCCAAAGAGCTTTAGAAGGTACAGGTCTTAATTTTGGAGTAGGTGAATTAACTTACGAGCAGACAAACTCAGCAATTAAATATGCCGGTAACGGTAATATAAAAGAGTTTGTGATTCAAGAGTTAGCAGCCCCTTACATTAAGGACATGTTTGAAGGAGTTGACACTGACCTTTTCAACGGGAAAAGCCCAGAGTTTGTAACGAGATGGCAAGACACTTGGGATAACATGCCTGAAGATGTTAAAGCCGGTCTTAACTCAGCAATGGACTCAGCGTTAGCCGGAGACAATAGAGAAGAAATATTAACAGGAGCAGTAAAAGATTATCTTGAAGCCTCTGGTTTTGACAATTTTGTTGAGGACTCGCTAAGACAGAGAGCAAGAGATTTTGATGATAATTACTTACAACCTCTTTTAGACTTTGAAGGGTCTTTTCTTAATGTTGATGCGGCTAAAGAGTTCTTAGGTATTCTTAGCTCCTCTGCACAAGAGGTTGGACGTACTGTTGGTGATTACGTAGACCCCGCTTTAAGTGCTGTAGGAGACGCAGGTTCTACTGTTGATGACGTTGTTTCAGATGCTATAGGAGACACTAGCTCCGCCGTGGGGGACGTAATAGACCCTGCTTTAGGTGCCGTAGGAGACGCAGGTTCTGATATTGACGATATTCGTCGAGAAACAGGTAGTGATATTGAAGACACTATTAAAGAAAATGTACCTCAAGGTACAACGCCTGAAAATCCTTTTGCGGGTAGTGGTGGCGACGGGGAAAGTTTTGGAAGTCCTGATTTTGATTTAAACTTTAATTTTGGTTTTGGTGGAGTAGGTGGAACACAGCAAGACCCTTATGAATACGACCCCTTTGTTATGAAAACTGAAGTAGGTTTGAGTGATAGACCTTTCTTAGAATATAGAGACCCTTCTAGTTCTAAGCCTACTGATGAAGATTATTATTATATTGAAGACTTTTTAACTAATGACCCTTTTAAGAGTACACTTTAATGAACTATTTACAAGCAATTAACAAAGTACTACGTAGGCTGCGGGAGGACGAAGTAACGTCCCCTGATGCTACAGCGTACTCTAAACTGATTGGTGAGTTTGTAAACGACGCTAACCGTACGGTAGAGGACGCTTGGAACTGGTCAGCCCTTCGTAGGGAAAACACTACAACTACCGTAGCAGGGCAGCGTGACTATTTGCTGTACAACTTAACATCAGAATTTAGTACTTTACAAGTAACTAATAGCACTGAAAAGTGTTTTGTAAACTTAGGTACTGAAGCAGGTTTACAGGAAGATAAGTTTATTAATCCTGCTACAGAGTCTGTACCTTCTAATTATGTTTACACAGGCTACGACGAAAATGCGAATACTATAGGTGTCGCTCTCTATCCTGTTCCTAATAAAGCATACGTTCTTAACTTTAACATAGTGGACAGAAGCGGTGAGCTAACTACATCACAAGATAATATTAAAGTCCCTTCTCTTCCTGTTATTCAGTTAGCACAGTCAATGGCTGTTGAGGAACGTGGAGAAACTGGAGGCACTACAGCTGCTAAATTACAAGCACAAGCAATGCTAACATTGAGTGATGCTATTGCTTACGATGCAGCTCGCTTCCCTAATGAAACAGTGTGGTACGCCGTATGAGCCAACGATTACAGAATCTAACAGTAGCAGCACCGGGATTCCTTGGTATCAATACCGAGGAGTCTCCTGTTGGCATGAATCCTGCCTTTGCTTCCATTGCTGATAATTGTGTAATTGACAAGCGTGGTCGCGTAGGGGCGCGTAAGGGATACGACACTGTGTCTACTAACGGTGGTAGTGTCCTAGGAAGTAGCCGAGGTATCGAAGGTATCTTTGAGTTTACTTCCTTTGGTGGTGTTACTACGTTGTTCTCTGTGGGTAACAATAAGATATTCACAGGTACACCCACACTAGCCGAAGTTACTCTCCCCAGTGGCTACTCTATATCAGCAAACAATTGGAAGATAACATCCTTTAACGATGACGTATACTTCTTCCAGACAGGCCATGCGCCTCTTAGGTCAGATTCTGGAAGCACTACTCTTGTTGAAGTAGCAGGCGCACCACAAGCTAACGAAGTGTTGTCAGCATTTGGTCGTCTTTGGGCGGCTGACTTAGCAACTGATAAACATACTATACATGTCTCTCAGTTGTTAGACGGTACTGCGTGGGCAGGAAGCGATTCTTTTCAAATAGACGTTACTCAGTTCTGGCCTGAAGGTTACGATGAGATTGTAGCGTTGACAGAACATAACGGTTTGTTTATTGTCTTTGGCAAGCACTCTATGTTGATTTATGATGGAGCGCAAGGTGGTGCAGGTGCAGGTAGTTCAGGTTCGCCTGCTACAGCAAGCTCTACTATATTCCTAAAGGACACCGTAGAGGGCGTAGGATGCATTGAGAGGGACTCTATACAAGCCACAGGTAATGACATACTGTTCCTGTCTAATCGCGGTGTAATGAGCTTAGGGAGGCTTATACAGGAGAAGTCGCTACCCTTACGTGACGTTAGTAAGAATGTACGTACTGACTTAATGGCGATGTCTAACTTTGAGTCCTTGCCTGTTAAGAGTGTATACAGCGCTGAAGATGCTTTTTACTTGTTGACGTTCCCGTCTAGTAACACTACTTACTGTTTTGACGTAAGACAGCCTATGGAAGATGGTTCGTTTAGGGTGACTACATGGTCAGGTATTATACCTTTGGCGTTTAACGAACTTGCTCAGGATGGTTTCTATATGGGACTGTCTACAGGTATTGTTAAGTACGCAGGATACTTAGATGACACAGCTACGTACCAAATGTCTTACTACAGCAATGAGCTAGACTTCGGTAATCCGGGTATTGTTAAGTTCCTAAAGAAATTTCACATAACAGTAATTGGTGGTGGTAGCGCTACAGCAAACCTTAACTGGGCTTATGATTACTCTGATAACTTTAGTAAACAACAGTTTGAGTTTGAAGCAGCGGGTGTTGTCGGTGAATACAATGTAAGTGAGTTTAATACTACTGCGGAGTTTACAGGGGGTGTAGAGATTCAGACACCAAAGGTAAACACCACAGGTTCAGGAAGCGTAGTAAAAATTGGAGTAGTATCTACTATTAATAATAATTCTTTTGCAATACAGAAAATTGACATACTAGCTAAAATCGGGAGACTTTTGTAATGTCTAATTATACAGTAACAACAAACTTTGGAACTAAGGATTCGCTTCCTTCAGGCAATGGAGCTAAAGTTATCAAAGGCTCTGAGTTTACTACAGAGTTTAACAACATTGCTACAGCCAGTGCAACCAAGGCTGACCTCGCGTCACCTACGTTTACAGGTACAGTGACTATACCAACTGCTACCATTACTACGGCTAATACTACCACAGCTAACATTACTACAGCTAACTGTGATAATTTAACTGTTGAGAAAGCAGCTAACAACGCAGACTTATCACTATTGATTCATAACACAGGTACTGGTGAGGCTGACGCAACCCTGACACTTGATTCGTCAGCAACAGGTGAGAGTGAAATTAATTTTTTACATGATGGCTCTTTAGGCGCAACAATAGAATACTTTGTTGACGGAGGTTCTCCTGACTTAAACATTAAAACTTTAACTTCAGGGAGTGTTATTGACTTACAGCCTAACAATGTAAACACACTAAGAGCCGCTGAAGGCGTCGTTACTGTTACAGGTGATTTAAGAATTAGTGATGGTTCAGTTAAGGGTGAAATAGGTTTAGTTGGTGATGACGTTTACCTTGCTGACAACATTGCAGGTATTCGTATAAGTGGTGCGGACACTAATAACATATTCTCTTGTGACGAAAATGGCACTGCCACCCACAAGGTAACTAACTTTGGCACTCCCACACATAGTTGGAAGACTGGTTACTTTGAGGAACTAATTGTAGAGAAAGCAGGCGATGCTAAAATTACCATTAAGGGTACAAACTCAGGTGGAGACGACGATGACGCTGAGTTATTCTTAGACTCTAACGGTAATGGTGAGTCTGCTATTCGTTTCCAGACCGACGGTACTGATGGTGCTGCCTTATTCTGGTCTCCGCAAAGCAACGATGATTTAGTAATTCAAACCTATTCCGCAGCATCTGATGGTGGTATTCATCTGCGCGTTAAGGAAGAGGATTCGTTGCTTGTTAAGGCTGACGGTGTTCTACAGTTAAGTGACGGTGCTGTTAAAGGTACAGTTGGTATTTTAACTGGAAGTAGTGATGTTTATTTTGCAGATGCCATTGCCGGTATCCGAGTAAGTGGAGCAGGTACTAATAATATATTCCCCTGCGATTCAGCAGGCGCTAGTACTGACGGCGTTACTGATTTAGGTACGTCCATACATCGTTGGAAGACTGGTAATTTTACAGGACTAGACGTACAGAGTTTAAGTACTGGTGATAATGCTGATTGTAGAGTTAATATCACATCAAGAGGCACAGGAGATTCAGATGCTACTCTCCATTTAGATGCTAATGATACAGGCGAGGCGGAGATTGAGTTTGCTGTTGGAGGCACTATTGGTGCTGATGTAATATGGACTACCGAAAGTAATGATAGATTTGTTGTTACTACTTTAGCGGGTACTGATGCTCCTATTATTTTAGAGCCTAATAACAACCCTCTTGTATCTGCCGCTGAAGGTCAATTTACTGTCGATGGTCAGATAAGACTCGGCGATGTTTCAGGCACAGGTGTTACTACTCCTCTTGCTACAATAGGTTTAGTAAGTACAGATGAAGTCTTTATAGCGGACGCTGTCTGTGGTTTACGGATGTCTGGCGCCGGTACTATAAACATATTCCCTGTTGATGGAAATGGTGTAGGTACTACCGAAATTGCTAACTTAGGTACTAGCAATGACAGATTTAAAACTATCTTTTCTAAGAATGCCTTGGACACTTCCTCTGACCGTAACCTAAAGCAAAGCATTGAAGAACTTAGTGAAGCTGAAGTAAGGGTTGCACAGGTTTGTAAAGGTTTAATTCGTAAGTATAAGTGGAAGGACTCAGTAGAAAGAAAAGGTGTTGACGGTTCTCGTTATCACGTAGGTGTGATAGCACAAGACTTGGAAGCAGCTTTTGCAGCTGAAGGTTTAAACGCAGAGGAATACGGTATGTTTACAAGAAGTGAAGAAACAGGAACTCTTTCAGTTAGTTATTCTGAACTATTAGCATTTATTATCGGAGGACTATAAGATGGGAGAGTCATTAACAGGTTGGGACGCAATTCCCGGAGCAGTTTTAGGAACAGTAGGTGGTTATGCTGCTCTTACCGATTTACAAAACCAACTCCGAGGTTTAGGTAACAGAGCGTATACTGGTGGCATAAATCTGGGCAATCAGGCAATGCAGGACTCGACCTTTCAGCCTTACACCGTTACAAGCGGTTTAGCTAACGTAGGTACAACTGCTCAGGGCGGTTTTAATTTAAACTTGTCCCCACAACAGCAAGCAATGCAGAACGCGGCGTTTGGACAGGCTAATCAATTCTTTGGTCAAGCAGGACAAGGAATAACTCGCGCACAACAACAAGCTGCTTCAGGTTTGTTTAATCAAGCCCAAGGAGCTTTTGGTCAAGCGGGGCAAGGAATGACTCCTGCTGAACGACGGGCTGCTTCGAGTTTGTTTAGTCAGGCTCAGGGACAGTTCGGTCAAGTCGGTGAAGGCATGACACGAGCCGAACGTGACACACAAAACCGTAGATTTAGAGAAGCAGAGGAACTGTATGGTCGCGCTAGAGGCGACACAGGGGCGCTTGCCGGTGAATACTACGAGAACATCCGAGCAGCACAGCGTCCTGAAGAAGAACGTCAGCGCATGAACCTAGACCAAGGTTTGTTCTCTAGTGGTCGTGGTGGTATCTCTACTGCTGAGTTTGGCGGAACTGCTGAAGAGTTCGGGTTTGAAAAGGCTAGAGCGGAAGCAGGCTTACAAGCGTCAGCGATGGCACGACAGGCAGCGTTAGGCGAGCAAGCACAAGCTCTACAATCAGCACAACAGTTGTCAGGTCAGGCGTATGCAGGACAGCAAGCAGCACGAGCGAGAGACTCGCAAGCACTTGCTTTAGGTACAGGCTTAATGAGCCAGTCCTTCAGTCCTGAACAGCAAGCCTTAGCACAGCAGCAGGGCTTTGCAAACTTAGGTGGTGCTTTGATGGGTCAGTCCTTTATACCACAACAGCAAGCCTTAGCACAGCAGCAGGGCTTTGCAAACTTAGGTAGCATGATGATGGGTCAAGGTTACATGCCACAAGAGCAAGCCATTGGTTTGTTTGGTGCTTCACAGATACCGGCACAGATAGCTGCTCAAGGTCAATTAAGTGGTGCGGAACTAAGGTCACAACTTTCACAGGCTGGTTTAGAAGGCTTGTTAAACGCTGGTGTAACTGAAGCGCAGGTAAGTGGTAACTTGTACAATTCCATACTCAATTCACTTGTTGGCGGCGTCAACTCTTTCATGGCGGAGGATTAAAAATGGCTAGAGGTTTTTTAACAGGATTAGACTCTACGTTTAATCGAGAACTAGGTCAGTCAGTATCTGGCCTAGCAGAAACAATGCTAACAGGTGTTGGTCAACTAGGTGCTGGTATCGGAGGTATTACAGGAAACGAAGCTCTTGCTAGGGCAGACTTCCGACCTGAACGTGTTAAACTCAAGGAAAGGTTTGCACAGCTTACTGGCTCTAAAGACCCTAATGACCGTCAAGAGCTTTTACAAATTATGGGGAAAATGGGTGCTTCTCCAGACGTAATTGCAAAGTATCAAATGCAGTTTGCTGCTGAAGATAAGGCAGAGCAAGCAACAAAGCTACAAGGTACACAGCGTACACAGTTCTCCTCTTACTTGGACAAAACTTACCCTAATAAAGGTTACGGAGATTTGGCTTTACAGGGTTTGATTACTCCTGCCAATATGAAAGACTTTATTAAGGAAGCCTCTTCTGGAAAGACAACTACTGAAACAATTAGCGAAGACGGAAAGAACAAGTTAGTCGTGCTTGACGAGGGCGGTGATATAATTAAACGATATGATGCTGAAATATCAGGTACTTCTAACCCTAATGCGCCTAATTACTTTACGAAGGTCGTAGTAAAGGACGGTAAAAAAACAACAGTAATGTTTAAAAGAGAGGGTGACAAAGTATCTGAAGTCGCTAATATGGGAGCCACAGAGATTCCTGAAGCTGCCGATTTAGAAACGGTAGAAGTTACTAAAGATGATGGTCAGACGTATGTTCAGTTCCTTGATTTAAGCCAGCCAGAAAGTGAAAGGATTGTCCACGAACAAAAAACTAAAGAAAACAGAGTAACTACTGAAGCCATTGACCCTTTGACTGGGCAGACAATTAAATATACTACACTTCCCAACGGTAAAGGTCGTATACCGTTTGGTATTGTAGAACTGCCTAAGTATGATATACAAGTTCAAGCCGACGGAACCTATAACGTATTTAACGAAACTCTAGGTATAATGGAAGAGGAAGGTGTAGCTACTCAGGCTTCTGCTCAACAGCTTATAGCTAAGAAACAAAAAACTCAGGAAACGCTTAACGACATTGAAAGACAGATTGGTTTTGTTAATGAAGCCAAAACCCTAACCGAAAGTTATCAACCATGGGACGCGGTTGTTTTTCATCCGTTAATGAAGTATGTTCCGGGCAGTGATGCAAAATATCTAGCGAAATTGACTGAAACACTACAGTCGCGGATTGCTAGAGACACCCTAATGGAACTACGCGAGGGTTCAGCAGTAGGTGCTACAGGTTTAGGCGCTTTGAACTTAAAAGAACTTGAACTACTACAGAATGCGCTTGGTAATCTTGACCCCACCGTGGGTGATGTGCGATATAGAAAGCAACTTAACCTTGTTAAGAAACACTATCAAGGGTTTAGAGCTTCCTTAATGGGTCGTCCTACTCAAATAGATTGGACAAACCCTGCGTATAGAGAGTTTACTAGAACTATTTCAGACGCACAAGGTAAGCCACAGACATACTACACTTTATCAGATGAGACAGGCGCTCCTCTAATGGGTAGTGATGGAAAACCTCTGTGGTATATCGCAAACATTCCTGTTAAAAAGGATTAATAATAATGGTAGCAACTACAAACCAAGTAACTGACCCTGCAACCTTAGCGTTGCTGCGTGGAGAACCTATGCCTTCTGAGGGCATGGGTGCTTCTCCTATTGACCAGTCTATGATTATACCTGTTACTCCTAATCCAACAGGAGCAGTGTCGGACACAGAGTTATTAGCTAAACTGAATGACTCTTGGGAAGCAGACAACATTAATCCTAGCGATATTATAGACACACTAACCTACGAAGCAACCTCCGGTGAGGAAGTTGACCCTTTTGATTGGAAGAAGATGATTGCAGGTATGTCGGCTTCCATTGCGGCTTCTATCCCTCAAGGTAAAAAGGGTTATGAGTGGGGACAGCGTTTAGTTTCTACGTTACCTAACAGAGGTGTTTTCGGTGTCGCTAAATCTACTATACCTGTCGTTACAGGAGCAATCCGAGGAAGTGCAGCCAGTGGAGCCGCTTTAGGTACAACTGAGTTTTCTTATGACACAGTGGACGCTTTAATTTCTGGTGAAGAGTTTGACCCTTCCGAGGCTTTTTCTCAGGCGTTAGATGCCGCTGAAACTGATTTTATTTACTCGTCAGCCGGTAGCTTAGGTTTACCTGTTGTGGCTAAAGCCTATAGAGGTGGTAAACAAGGTTATAAAGCTCTTCGGGATAAGTTCCCTAAAAGGACACCTGTGGCGGGTAAGGCAGGTTTAGCTGACGAAAGCATTAATCAGATAGTTAAACTACAAGCACAGCTTAAAGAAATGGGAGCTAGTCTGTTACCCTCCATGGTTACGGACAAAATTACTCCTAAACTGTTAGAGCAGATTTCTAAGGTGTCTAGGTTTACGAGAGGTACGGTAGAGAACTATTATAATATCTACGGACAGTTCATGGGTAAGCAGATAGATGAAATGGTAGGTATGTTTGCAAACCAAGGCCCACGTAAGCAAGGTCAAGTTCTTCAGGCTTTTGTGACGCAGAACGAGAACGCTATTCGGAAGATTGTTGACCCTATTTATAAAGGTTTGGCGATTAAAGGTAAGGGAGTAAATGTAAACGTAAGACAGTCGGCTAAAGACCTTGCTGATGAAATCAGTCAGAGCGGTCAATATAGAGCGCAGCCTAAAGTAGGAAAAGACGGAGAAGTAATTGAGCAGACAACAGCTAGAGGAGGTGTAGCGCAAGTCATCTCAGACCTCAGAGCAACTCCTGACGACCTAAACTTCTACGAAGCTCATCAGAGACTGTCTAAGGTTAAGAGCGCAATTGCTGATTTACGTGGTTCGTCTAACCCAGATAATAACTTAGTTGACGTTCTAATTAAACAGCAAAACCTGTTAGAAGAAGGCATGGAAGAAGCAGCTACTCGCTTGTCCCCTGCTCTTCGGAAAGAGTATGCTGACGTTACAGCTTATTATAAAAGAGGTAGAGAAGTCGTCGGTGCTGAGTGGTTAAAAGCTGCTCTGAAGAACAGCGACCCTGCTAGAATTGGTCGTATACTGACTCAGGACGGTTTGTCTGAAGGTATTATACAGATTAAGCAACTACGCAAAGCTGCTGCTCAATATAAGAAGGACTTACCTAAGCCTCCTAAAGGCGCTTCTAAGCGTGAAATAAACGAGTATAATGAAATGATTAAGGGGTTGGACGTTAATCCCTTAGAAGGCATTAGAAGAGGCTATTTGGACGAGATACTAAAAGCATCTCCTGATGACGCTATGAGTTCTGCTGCTGTTTTCGCAAATAAACTAAAAGAGCCACGTTTCAGAGAGACTTTTGAGGAATTATTTAAAGGGACTGGTGTTCCTGCTAAGATGGATGAGATGTTAGAGAACTTGGCGATTCTTTCTAGGTCGGATAAAACTCAACAGGGGTTTGGTTTAACAATAGCAGGTGCAGAACAAAAAGCACTGTCTCAGCCTAAACTAGAAGTAATCTTTAAAAGTATTATGCCTGCCTTTTTAGCAGGTATGCAAATTACTCCTAAAAAAATGGATAAACTAATCAGTCTTCAGAAAGCCGCCATAGCTGCGGAAAAGCAAGGTGTTGACATTACTCAGCAACTGGTTGTTAGCTTAGAGGCACTAATAGGACGTGGCAATATTCTAGGTACGGCTTTTTCAGCACCGGAACAACAACAACCTCCACCACGACAGTACAGTCGATAAACCCAAGACGTAAAAAAGGGGGTCGCAATGACCCCCAAGTTTACTTAAGTGTCTATAGGGGCAGTTAAACACCCCATATAGCTGTTTTTTTAAACTATCTCACAAGCACCGCCGGTACACGCTAACTCCTGTGAGCCGGTTGTGTTGTCTTCCTGCTCAAAGTATTGCAGGTCGTTCCAGTTAATATCTTTTGGCATTGATGCTAGTAGTTCTTCATATTGTTCAGCATTGATGTCCTCATAAGGAGCTTGCTGATACGTATGTTCACTTACAGGCAACAAACTAATACCACTACACAAGTCAAAGTTATCCCATATCCACTGTGCTACCTGAAGGAACTCGCTGTCAGTGTAGTATACTGTGATACTTGGCTTATGCTCACACCAACTATTCTGGTACATCTTCCAAAGCTCTAGCTGATGCATTGCACCTACGTCACTGACTGTCACACTGGTCGATGGTGCCTTGACAGGGAAACTAAACACTGACGAAGACTCAGACATCACATCGTCCTCTACAGGGAACCCTGCTGTCTTCATAAAGACTGCAAGCGGGTCTTTCTTGTCCGAACGTACACGTCGAATGTAATGCTTAGAGAACCTAGGATGGATGCCACTAGCACTATCGACAAGCTGAGAAA